CTGACGAAACGTCACCGTCGCAGAGGCGGCCTTCGCGCTCACGCTCCAGCCGGAAGCGCTGCGGTCGAGCTTCTCCGCCGTCGGGATGCGCCAGCGCCGCAGCACGGTGCTCTGCAGAAACGGATAGGTGTCAATCTTGATTGTGAGCTTCCCGGCGGGCTCGTCGATGCTGTCTACCGCGAGCCGTCCGGTGTAATACCATTCGACGTCCAGCGCCGTGGCGAAGGCGAAGTCCACCGTCTGCCCGTGCAGCGCAGTGAAGGCGCCGCGCAGATCCACGAACCACTGCCGGAAGTCCGACAGCGTCTGGAATGTGATCTCCACCTTTTTGTTTTTGTAGAAGACGCCGCCGGCGGCCTCCGTCAAATCCGGCTCGCCGTTCTGGCTCGGCGCGTCCACGCTCGCCGTCTTCGCCTCCGCTACCGGGTTCTTGATCTCCGTAATGGCCACGCGCGAGAGCACGCCGAGCCCGCGCTCCATCGTCCAGCTCGCGGGGTCGTTCGTCTCCAGCGCCGCGGTCACGGCGGTGTGGCGGCGCAGAATGAATTTATTTTTCACGCAAGCGCCCTCCTGTCAGTGCTCAGCTTCGTCTGGCCGAGCTTTCGGTTCATGCTCACGGCGAGCTCGTCCACGCCAACCGAGAGCCGTAGATTTTGAATGTCCGACCGCAGCGCGCGCAGCTCCGCGATCACGGCGTCATTGGCACCGGCCGTCTGTGCGCCGCGGGCACCCGTGCGGGACATCTCTGCGTCAAACCGCATCCCATCTCGCACGAGCTGCGCCGTGGCGTCCACCTGCCGGCGGAGATTCGGCGTTTCAGACTCCATGCCGCCGATCAGGTTCTGCACCATGTGCGCGCCCCAGACGTCGTCGTCCGCCATGGGGCCGAATTCAGGCACAGAATGCTTCAGCGGACCGGATGCCGCCGCCGCTACAGCGTTTGCTGCGCTCGAAACGGCGGGAATGCCCGCGCGCATGCCGGATGCGAAGTTCTGCACGCCGTGCAAGCCCCATACACCTGTCCCCGCGAGCGCGTTCTGCATCGGGGTCTTCGCGCTCGTGGCCGTGCCGGTTGCGGCAGTGCCAACCTGGCCTTTTCCGCCGCTGATGCCCTGCGCAAACTTCCCGGTCGCCGTTTTGCCGTCGTCTCCGGCGCTGCGCAGAAACGGCGTGATGCCGGTGCGATAACCCGCGCTCAGATCCTGCGAGAGCGCGAGACCGCTGCCGGTGAAGAGGGGAGAGGCCTCGTTCTTTTTCTGCTGCACCTGCGCGTTGGTGGGATAGAGATTGTTAATCAGCTCCTGCGCGTAATTGCGCGAGGCCTGCGCCGAATCGTCCAGCGCCTCCTGCGTGCCGTAGAGTGTGCCGTTCATCAGCTGATTCAGCGTGCTCGTCCCGTCCGTCAGCGTCTGCACGAAAAACCGCGCCGTCGGCGTGGCCTTCTCCGCGATCGTGAGCTCCAGATCGCCGAAGGCGTTCTTCAGCTGCATGACGTCGCCCTCGAGATTGTCCATCTGAGTGTCCGCCATCTGCTGCGCCGCGCCCGCGCTCGCATCGATCGCGCCCGTGAGCTCGTTCCACCGTTCGGTCGTGGTGGAGAGCAGCGCCTGCGCCGCGGCCATGTCGCGCGTGTTGAAGATGTCGCTCAACGCCGCCATCTGATCCTCACTGGTCAGTCCGGCAAGCGCCTGCTGCAGCTCCGGGAAAAAGTCCGCGAAAGCGCGCATGTTGCCGTCCGCGTCGAAGATGGAGACGCCGAGCCGTTCCATCGTGTCCCTTGCGTCCTTGGTCGGGTCGGCGAGCGAGAGCAGCATATTGCGCAAGTGCGTGCCGCCCTCCGCGCCTTTGATGCCATTGTCCGCGAGCACGCCCAGCACGGTCGAGAGCTCCGTCGTGCCGCCGGCCATGAAGTTGGCGTTGCCGCCCACGGTGAGGATCGCCTCGCCCAGCTGCGCCACGCTCGTGTTGGAGCGCGAGCTCGCCCGCGCCATCTGATCCACCAGCCGGCTTGTGTCGTCCAGCGAGAGATTCAGCGCGCTCTGGCTGTCCGTGATCATGTCCGAGGCAAGCGCGAGATCCATCCCGCCCGCGGCGGCCAGATTCAGCACCGTCGGCAACATCTGCATGCTCGTGTCCGCGTCATAACCCGCAAGGGCCATATAGTTGAGCGCCTCGGCGCTCTCTTCCGCAGTGTAGCGTGTTGTGCGCCCGGCTTCGCGCGCCGCGTTCCGCAGATCCGTGATCTGATCGACGGTCGTGCCCATTGTGGCGGCGACCTGGCTCATGGCGGAGTCAAACTCCATGCCGGACTCCATAACGTCCTTGAAAAAGTCCGTCGCTGCCTTTGCGGTGAAGAGTCCGCCTGCAGCGCCAAGCACCTTCCCAAAACTTCCGGAAAAGAGTCGGCCGCTGGCAGCGCCGGCCGCCGAGCTTTCACCACTGAGCAGCTGCGAAATCTTCCCGCTGATCCCCTCAGCAGACGGGACAATCTGTACATATGCTTTTCCGAGATCAGCTCCCGGCATTATTCATCACTTCCTTTTTCCGTTCCGTTCCACCATGCGAGAAATTCCTCCCCGCTGGCAAAGCGTCCGGTGTCCTCCGGCTCTGCTGCGCGCCTGGAGACCATGTCCGGCGCGAACAGAACCGGCTGCGTGTCGTTTTGAGTCCAGATATGCAAAAGGAGCGTCAGGCGGTCTGCACAAAGTGCCGTGAGAAAGTCCCTCATCGGCACGCGCAGTCCTGCTCTGACGCCCTCGCATCTGCTCCCCGGTCCCAGTCCGGCGGCGAGCGCGGCAGCTGTGTGCAGCGGCAGCGCGCGCCAGTCATAAACGCCGTAGATCTGGGCCATATCGCAGGTCAGTGCGTCCTCGTCGGCTGCGATGTATCCGGCGAGGACCGTTAGTTTTTTACAGGTTTTTGGTTTGTGAGCACCTCGTTCAGCTGCTCGCGCATCACGGACGTTTTGACGTTTCCGTCCTCGTCCGCGCATGCCTCCCGCAGCGCGCGCATGCCATCTTCACCGAAGAGCAGATATCCCACGCGCCAGAACGCCATGTTGTCGCCGTCCTCGAGCTTGAGCAGCTGCTCCACAATTTCAAAATTGTCAAGCGTCTCGTCCGAGATCTCAAACTCGAAACCGGCGGACGTCGTTCCCTTCAACATGCTTCATGCTCTCCTTTCTTTTCTGCGGTCTCAAAAAGGATCCGTAGGGGAGGGGGCTTGCCCCTCCCGCATTTATGAGTCGAATTCGGTGTACTCGTATTCGCAGTTCCCGCTGTCGTCCGCGAGCGCAGTCAGCGTGGTGTCGTAGGCGACAGGGTCCTTCGCGTTGTAAACGACCTGGCCGATCTCCTTGATCTTGCCGCGCGGGATCACGATGCGCTGCTTGCCGCCCTTCACTGCGAGATTGATGGCAACCACACACTCGTCCGGGTCGCTGCCGTTCACATTCACAGTGATCTTGTGGTTTCCGCTCGTGACCTCCGTCACGTTGTCGCTGCCGTAGACCATCTTCAGAACTTCCACGTTCAGCGCCTCGATGAACTTGATCTTCCACTCGACCTTGAAGTCCGTCACGGTCGTGTCGACCACCGCGCCGTTCCATTCCTTGATCTCGTTGACCGTCTTGCTCTCCGTTTTGGAGATGCCGTCCTCACTGATAAAGCCGACCAGCTTAAACGCAGCGGCCAGCGCGGTCGAAGCGTCGGTCGGGAGCGCGGTACTCGCCGGCGCGACGAAAATGCCGCCGTCCACGCGGTGCTTGCCGGTGGTTACGTTCGCGGCGGTTCCTGCGGTTGCAGTCGTAGGCATAATTTTTCACTCCTTAATAATGCGTCACCTCAAACACCGCCGTGTAGCCATAGTGCTTTGTGGCAGTGTCGGTGTCGTTGTATTCGGTGTTGAGCTGCACGCGCGTGATGCTTTCGAGCGTGTCCGCGTCCATCATGGCCGCCTTCACGGCCTCGTGCATCTCCACGGTCATGTAGAGCGTGGGCGCGCAGCTCGTCACGGTGAGCATCGCGGTGCGGATCGTGTCCTGCACGCCGCCGCCCACCCGTTCAATCAAATAATATCGATCCGGCGGGGGAGAGGGCGTCTCCATCAGCGCCGGATCGTCCAGATTGTCGTTCAACCAGTCCAGGATGATCTTTTCGATCATGATTTTCGTTCCTCCGTAGGGGCCGACGCCCCCGGCGGCCCGTTTTCAAATTGCTCTGTCATTGCGAACCGTCGCACACGACGGTGTGGCAATCCGCCCGCCGGAGGCACCTTATCCCCACAATGCCTTCTGCAGCGTCTTGTGCACCCGGTTCGAGTTCTTCGCGTGCCGCGTCCCGGCATAGACCTTCGCCTTCGCGCGATCGCCGCTGATACGCACGCTGGTCTCGTATTCCTCCGTGCCGACGCGGCCCGCGGTGCAGCGGCTCTGCACCTGATCGGCGTAGCCCTGCAGGATCTCCCGCATCTCGCCGCTCTTCAGCAACTCCTCCACGCCCGCGCTGTTGAGCTCGAAAACGATGTCACTCATATCGCTCCACCAGCACCTTTCTGTTCCAGCGGAGCGGCACGTTCTCTTCGATCCATTGCCGTTCCAACCCGAACGTGCGGAACATCTGCCCGAAGATCTCCACGCGGCAGTCCGTCCAGTCGTGCGCGTCGCCCTTCGGAAGGCTCAGCTCATAAACCGCGTGTTTTCCGTAAAGCTGCGCGTTCTGCACGTTGTCCTCGTTTGTCACGGGGGATACCAGCACGTCCGGAACCGGAACCGCCGTCTCGCTCCAGACCGGAGCGCCGAAGGCGTCCGTGCCCGTCTGCGTGCGCTCGTAGAGCGTGACGGTAATGCCTTTAATCATTTGGCGTCACCGCCATTCCCTCCAGCGGGCTGCGCGCCCCGATCCGGTTGCCGCAGCCGAGGAGCTGCTTCTCAATCTTGCTGAGATAGAGCTCCCCGGCGGCGCCTCCGGATCCGATCGTCCAGCTCTGACTGTAGCCGCCTGCGGCAACGCTGCCCTGGTTCGCGCCGATCGGCATGGTGTCCGTGCTGCTGTTTCCGAGACAGCGGCGCACCATCCGGCAGGAAACGACATTTTTCACCTCGTCCTCCGCGTCCGGCGCTGCGCTGTCGATCAGCACGGCGGCCTCCATCAGCAGCTGAACTGCTCGCTGCGTTTCGCCGCTTTCCAGTTCCCGGAAGCCCGCGGCGACCTCCGCCGGGGTTGCATATGCCGTCATAAGCGTCACTCCTTCGCGCTTTTGCGCTTCTTCTTCTCCGGCACGTCCTCCGCAGTCACGTAGCCGAGCTGCCGCAGCTGCTCGGCGCGCTGATCATCCGCGGTAAAGGCGTCTCCGATCTCCCGGGGCACGCCCTTACGCGCGTCGGTGAACGCCCGGACCACCGTCAGCTTCTTCATCAGGCGGAGGCGGTGGCCTTGACGATGCGGTCGAGGAAGACGGGCTTCACAGCGAGGCCGCAGTAGGCCACGGTCTGGATCGCGCCGTTCTCGTACAGAGCGCCGGTGTGCACGCCGATGATGCCGCTCTCGTCCATGGTCATGTCCATGCCGGGGATTTCGGCGACGTTGGCCGCGACGACCTCGAGGTTCTCCACGGCGGTGCCGATCACGGTGCCGGCGGCGACGTTGCTGTCGAGGATCACGTTGCCGATGCCCATGAAGCTGGCGAGATAGGACAGGCCGGAAGCCTGCTGCACGGTGATGTTCGCAGCGCCGAGATAGGCATAGGCGTCGCCGGGATTGGCGAAGAAGACGGGCGTGTAGGCCTCGTCCTCAAACTTGACGGCCAGAGCGCCCGCGGCGCCCGCGACCTTCTGCTGGAAGTTCCAGTTCGCGCCGCTCGCGGTGCCGGTGCCGGTCGCAATGCCGGTGTAAATGGTGCCGCGGACAGCCTTCTGGACGAGCTTGAGCAGCGCGTCGTTGGAAGCGCCGACAGCCGCGTCAAAGCCGATCTTGCCGATCTTCTCGATGCTGGTCAGGTTGCGGTACTTCTTGTAAGTCAGCTCCACGACGGTGCCGTTGTCGGTGGTGATGCCGCTGTCGGGGATCAGGCCCTTCTCGGCGACGGCGGCTGCGCTCAGCGTGCCGGAGGTGTTATAGATCTTGAACGCGCTGCCGGGCGCCATGACCTGGACCTCGCTCTTGCCGAGGACGGCAAGCAGGTTGTGCAGATCAGATTCGAATTTCGTCACAAAGTTGATGTCCTGCGCCTTTGCGGCGAGGGCAAGGATCTCGTTAGCCATTTGTAATGGCCTCCTTTCTCAGAATAAGTCGATATGTTCGCGAATGGCCTTCAGCCGCTCCTTCTCGTTCTTGATGGCGAGAATGTCGGCCTTCGTGACGCCGGGCGTCCGCGTTTCGCCCGCGTCCTTCACATTGGGGAAGCCGCTCAGCTTCACCCGCTCGGCGAGTTTTTTCGCTTGCGCTGCGCAGGCGTCCTCGTCGGTTCCTGTCAGAAACTCCACCATGTCCGGCGACAGCCCGGCGTCCCGCGCCGCTTTTTCGCGCATGGCGCGCTCGGCGTTTGCCTGTTTCAGCCCGTCCAGCTCCGTCTGAAGCTGCTGGGCCCTATCCTGCGCCTTCTGCAGGTCGGATTTCGCGGCCTCCTCGGCGGCGTCAAACTGCGCGGCCTTGGCCTTCAGGCCCTCATAATCGGCATATTTCGCCCGCTCGCGGCTGAGCCGTTCGCCGATCATGGCGTCCACCTGTTCCTGCGTGAAGGTGCGCGGCGCCTGCGGAGCGCCTTCCTGATTTCTGTTTTCCTGTTCGTTCATGGTGAATTCCTCCGCTTTTGCGTTAATTTCCGGCGCTTGCCCCCGCCGTTGGGTAGGTATAAAAAACCCGCCTTTCCGGCCGCAGCCGCAAAAACGGGAGATTTATCGGAGAATGCGGGATTTTCACCCGCGCATCTTGTTTCAGCCGACGACGGCAGCGTGAGAAAAGCCCAAGCGTCAAAAGCACGCTGCCACCAGATGCCGTGCGGCGAAAGGAGGTGCTGCATGGAACAAAACATGAAGCACGTGGAGCGGATTGCGGGAATCGAACCCGCATTT